ATGGAAGTACTAGCGGATGCGCGGAACAGCACCGAGCTCTTCGGGATGCTGTTCATGCCGCATCACTTCTCGCGGCCGTTTACTGGAGTTCACCGCGAGATTTTCCGAATCCTGGACGACGATTCGATCAAGCGGGCGGTGATCGTAGCGCCGAGGGCAATCGGAAAAACGACGCTGATCTCCAACACTTATCCGCTGAAGCGGATGCTCTATCGAGACTCGCGCTTCATCATAATGATGGGAGCAAGTGCCGACACCGCGATGGAGCAAACTGAGAACATGAAGGCGGAGCTCGGAACGAACGAGAGGATCCGCGCGGTCTTCGGAAAGGTGGTGAGCGACAGCGTGAGCAAGGAGGAGTGGAACGTCTGGTTTACTGACGATCAGGTCGGGGCGAAAGTGCTGCCTCGTGGGGCTGGACAGAAGGTGCGCGGAAGGAAGTACAGGCAGTACCGACCTGACCTGATCCTTGTCGATGATCTGGAGAACGATAAGAACATCAAGAGCGAGCTAATGCGGGAAGACGTGAAAAAGTGGTTTTTCAGCTCCCTGATGAACTTGACCGACGTGTACGGTGACACTGGTCGGATTATCGTAGTCGGGACGATCATGCACCAGGACTCGCTGCTGAGCAACCTGTTGGAGTTGCCGGACTGGGAGAAGATCGTTCTGTCACTAGCAGACGACAACATGCACAGCAACATCCCGGAGTGGTACTCTGACGATCAGGTGATCGAGCTGCGAGAGAGCCTCCGGCGAGCTGGGGAGCTGGACAAGTTCTACATGGAGTTCATGAGTACAGTGACTAGCGGAGAGGACGGACTCTTCAGGGCCAGTTACTTTACTTACTACGAGGAAGAGGAGCTAAAGGGAAGGGGAGGATTGGAGACCGTCGTTCTAGCCGACCCGGCGCGCACTACTGGAACTCGGAGTGCTGACAGCGCCATCATGGCGGTGACGCTCGATGGCGAGCGCGATCGGTTGTACGTGCGCGATATCTACGCTGGAAAGCTCTCACCTGATGAGTGTATCAAGGCGATGTTGGATATGGCGGATGCGTACGGTGCTTCGGTTCTCGCTCCTGAGGTAACTGGCCTTGAAGAGTTCTTTCTCTATCCGTTGAGAGAGGCAATGCTGAATCGGTACAAGCGACCAGCGTACGAAGTGTTGCCGCTGAAGCCGATCAAGTCAAAAGAGGATAGGGCAAGGGCGTTGGTGCCGTGGTACCGCCGCGGTGCGGTAGCTCATAGAAAGGAAGCTTGCGTCGGTCTGGAGAAGGCGCTACTCAGCTTCCCACGGTGCGCTAGGTGGGACGTGCTGGACTGCCTGGCTAACATGATAAGCGCGATGGAGGAGGGCGACAGATTCATCGGCTTCGGCGGAGCAGACTCCTTTGACGGAAACGTTACGAAGGGTGAGCTTGCCGCCCTCGCCTCGCTTGAGAAGGACACTGGCCCTGAGCTGGGAGAGAGTTGGAAAAGGATACGCTAATGACTCTTGGAACGAGTATGCAAGAGGTGATGACGAAGAGTAAAAACGTGCAGTTTGAGCACCGCTACAACTACTCGACGCGCTACCCGCAGGGCCTGGACATGAGGCCAGGGAGCAAGAAGCACGCTGAGCTGCTTGAGGCTTTGCTGTACAGAGCGACGCTGGCGAGGGATGCGCTGAGAGGAAGGTTTGATAGCTGGAACGACGTCGACAAGACGCTGACAGCCTACATCGACCTCTCGGAGGACGAAAAGACGCTGAAGAATAAGGATCCTCGGAACCCTGTGTCGATCGTTGTACCAGTTACCTACGCGACGATGGAGACGTTGCTGACCTTTCTCTCGGCGGCGTTCCTCAATCCCCCAATCTTTCGATATGATCCTGTAGGGGAGGAGGACGTTAGGGGAGCGGCGATGCTCGAGAGGGTGATTGAGTCACACTGCCACCGCTTCAAGCTTGGTCTGAGAATGCACACGCTGTGGCGGGATGGCCTGGCGTACAACTGCGGTGTGGGGAGCCCAGTGTGGACTGTCAAGCGGGGGCGGCGAAGGCAGAAGGTGACGCGCTACCGAATGATGGACCCGATGATCTTCAGCGCCTTCGCGCCGATGGAGCCGGTGGAGGAGATGGAGACCGTCGACACGATTCTCTACGAGGGAACGGAGCTGCTGAACATTGATCCATACCAGTTTCTTCCTGATCCGAATGTCTCGATCGACAACGTGAGCAAGGGTGAGTTCTGTGGCTGGGTTGGTCGAACGAACAGGATGGAGCTCCTGACTCAGGAGATGGACGATCCAGGGATGTTCAACGTGAAGTATCTCAGCGAGATTGATGGACGGAGTCTTTTCGTGGAGGAGAAGCCAGATGAGCGGGATCGCTACGATGTAATGTACACGCATGACTCGGTGACGAACCCAGTCGACGTCTTGTATCTTTACGCAACGATTGTACCGCGAGAGTGGGAGCTAGGGCCGAGCAAGAGACCGGAGAAATGGGTGTTCTGGGTAGCTGGCGACTCGATCATCGTGAAGGCTCACCCTCTGGACCTGAATCACGATATGTACCCCGTGGCTGTGTGTGCGCCAGACTACGATGGGCACTCCCTAGCTCCTATCTCTCGTTTGGAGATTATGAACGGGATGCAGAAGACCGTTGACTTCCTTTACAACTCGCACTTTGCGAACGTGAGGAAGGCGATCAACGATATGTTTCTCGTTGATCCGCAGATGGTCTACCTGAACGACCTGAAGAATCCGTATGAGGGCTTGCTGATTCGGATGAGGCAGAAGTTTTGGGGGCAAGGGAGGCTGAGCGAGGCGGTGCAGCAGTTCCAGGTACAGGACGTGACGGCGCAGCACATGGCAGACGTTCCGCTTGTGAACGCGATGATTGAGAAGGTAACTGGAGCTACAGAGAACATGCAGGGGATCAGGAGATCAACGAGCGAGCGTGTCAGCGCTCGGGAGGCTCAGAACGTCCAGATGAACGCGATGAGTCGAATGGAGAACACTGCGCGAGTGATCTCGATGATGACGATGCAGCCACTGGCCTACATGTTCGCTCATAACGCGCAGCAGTTCCTCGAGATCGGGGAGTGGGTAAAGATCACTGGGAGGTTCGAGGAGGATCTGAAAGAGCTGTTTCCAGACGCGAAACGAGCCTACGCTAGCCCTGCGGACCTAGCAGTGGAGTTCGACGTGGTTGAGCACGACGGATCGGTTCCTGGTAGTGGAGATCCTCAGACTCTGCTGATGCTCTGGCAGGCTGCCTCGCAGAATCCCTTCGTTGCTCAGTCGGTCGATCTTGTGAGCATGTTCTTCTACATAGCCAAGGCGGCTGGAGCGAAGAACGTTCAGGACTTCAGGGCAGTGGCTCAAAACATGCCGATGCCAACAGTGATGCCGAATGAGCAGGTGGGGCAGCAGGTGCAGGCTGGCAACATGATTCCGTTGCAGCAGGCGATGGGAGGAGCAGGATGAGCGTAGAACGAGACGTTAACGGGGACATTGTCTTTTCAGTAAGTGATCTGGACGAGTTCCGCCACACGCACTTCTATCCGAAGTTCATGATGCTGCTTGGAGACTTGATCGAGGGCTTGCGGGATGAGCTGGAGCGAGTGGACAAGTTTGAGGACTTTGTCTTTGTGAGAGGAAAGCTGCATCAAGCGAGAGTGGTACAGAGTTTGCCAGAGCGTATTCTTGATTCAATAGAGAAAGGAGTTTAGAAAATGTCGAAAGGACAGGAGGACTTGATTGCTGGTCTCGTCGATGCTCTTGCAGGAGTTGCGGCGGCGGGCGGGAAGGAGGCGCAGGATGAGCAGGAGGAGACACAACCACCAGTTTCTCAAGCTGCGGAAGTACAGCCTCCTGCTGAACCTGTGGGGGAAGGCGCTGATAGCGAGGAGGAGGTGGCTGAGGAAGATGAAGGAGAGACAGCGGAGGGCGAGGAGCCAGAGGCTGAGGGCTCTGAGATTCAGGAACTCAAGGCTCAAGTGGCGGCCCTCATCCAGGCTAATCAGGAGCTTATGGAGAAGCTGAAGCCTCCGGTTGTTGAGGAGGAAGAGCCTCAGCAACAGGCCACCGGCTTGCCGGAGATGGCCGATGTGAACTTCGTGGAGAACGACGATCAGCTCTACAAGGTAACGAACGAGAGTGGTGAGTTCAACAAGATGATGAACAGCGTGGTGAAGGGAGTGCGAGAGAGGCTGATCTCCGAGATCTCGCCGATTGTTGGCTCGGTGGTCGATCAGCGGATAGCGATCTACAAAGCCTACAACACGTTCTACGCCACGAACCGAGATTTGTTCGAGGAGCATCTCCCCGATGGGAGTGACCCGAACAACGTGAAGAACGCGCGCCTGGCTGTGTTCCAGAACCTTGTGCAGGAGGTACAAGGGAAGCATCCCGACTGGGCCTTACGAGCTCCGGAGAAAGTGCTCGACGAGGCGGGAAAGCGTTTGAGGAACGCTTTGGGCCAGGTAAAGAAGCAAGAGGCAGAGCAGGTCAAGCGGGAGAGGGTGCGAGACAGGAGAGCAGCGCGGCCTCCACAGCGGAGTCCGTTCGCTCAGGCTCCTGGCGCTCGGACTGCAAGGCCTGCTGGGAAGCAGCCGCCGACGGTGGCTGACGAAGTAGACTCTTTACAGAAAGTCCTAGGACTTTAGGAGGTGAGGGATGACTTTTCCAACGGTAGATGCTACAGGGATCGGTCTCACGTTTGTGAACGAGAACCGCCCACTAGCGAACCAGCAGAAGTGGCGCAACGTCACCGCGACAGATGCGGTGGAGATTGACGACTTCGCGCTGGTCTGTACCGGTGGCGCGACCACGCTGACACTGCCCCCATGCGCTAAGTGTCTGGGCAAGATGTACATCATCAAAGCAAAGGGTACTGGAGATGTGACAATCGCTGCTGACGGCACTGACGCACCGCTGGCGAGCGACGTCACTCTGACCTACACTACCTTCGATACCGCGATCTGCATCAGCGGTGGAACGTTTTGGGTCATTGACTGCCAGACTGGCGCGACATCGTAAAGGAGGTGATCCTAAATGGTTGTCAGTACACACGGTGGATCTATCTACATCGGCAACTTTACATCATCGTATCTCAGTGGAGCCTGGACTGACGAGAGGCCGCTCAACTGGCGGCAAGGAATCGCCAAGCTCTATCCCAACGGCAAGATGCCTCTCCTCGCCTTGACAAGCAGGCTGGCGAGCGAGAAAGTGGACGACCCACAGTTTCACTGGTGGGAGGAGGAG